GCTTCGCAGAGTTCGGTCATGCGGGTTTTCACCGGCGCGCCGTTCCAGAAACCGGTGCGGTATTTCACGTCAACGCCGTAGGCGCTGGTGTCTTGCGAAATGACCAGCAACTCTTTAACGCCGGATTTGACCAGACGCTGAGCTTCGTCCAACACATCACCGACCGGACGGCTGACCAGTTTGCCGCGCATCGACGGGATGATGCAGAAGGAGCAGCTGTGGTTGCAGCCTTCGGAAATCTTCAGGTAGGCGTAGTGGCGCGGGGTCAGCTTGATGCCTTGCGGCGGCACCAGGTCGATCAGCGGGTTGTGATCCTGACGCGGCGGCACCACTTCGTGCACAGCGTTGACCACTTGCTCGTATTGCTGCGGACCGGTCACGGCCAGCACGCTCGGGTGCACGTTGCGGATGTTGCCTTCTTCCACGCCCATGCAACCGGTGACGATCACCTTGCCGTTTTCCTTGATCGCTTCGCCGATCACTTCCAGCGACTCAGCCTTGGCCGAATCGATGAAACCGCAGGTGTTGACGACTACAACGTCGGCGTCCTGATAGGTGGACACCACGTCATAGCCTTCCATGCGCAGCTGGGTCAGGATGCGCTCGGAGTCGACCAGTGCTTTCGGGCACCCTAACGATATCATTCCTACACGCGGGGCTTTTACTGTCATCATAGGATGATCCTCATCAGGGTCTTTTTTCTAATGGCTAAAAACGGTGCGCGAGTATACAGCTATTTGCGCTTCTCAGACCCTCGACAGTCCACCGGTGGTAGCGCCGATCGTCAGTTGCAGTACGCCCAGAAGTGGGCTGCTGAAAAAGGCCTGGTGCTCGACGATTCGCTATCCATGCGTGACGAAGGTCTATCCGCATATCACCAACGCCACATTACCCAGGGAGCCCTCGGGGTTTTCCTGGTGGCGATCGAGGAAGGGCGAATCGCGTCCGGCTCAGTCCTGGTCGTGGAAGGACTGGATCGTTTGAGCCGTGCTGAGCCGATCCAGGCTCAAGCCCAACTTGCGCAAATTATCAATGCCGGCATAACCGTTGTGACCGCCAGTGACGGCCGGGAGTACAACCGCGCCGGGTTGAAGGCCCAGCCGATGGACCTTGTTTACTCGCTCCTGGTCATGATCCGCGCTCACGAAGAGTCGGATACTAAGAGCAAGCGAGTGAAGGCCTCGATCCGGCGACTATGCGAGGCTTGGCAGGCTGGCACCTATCGGGGGCAGATCCGCAACGGCAAAGATCCTCAGTGGCTCAAGTGGACTGGTACCGAATGGGAGTTTATTCCTGAGCGAGTTGCTACCGTACGTCGAGCTCTGCAACTGTATCTGGAGGGGATGGGGGCAGCTCGCGCAGTTCGTATCTTGCACGACGAGGGGCTGAGTTACAGCGACCTTGGAATTACCACTCTGCAGATCTACCGGATGATCAAGCTCAAGGCACTGCGAGGAGCCAAGAGCCTGACAGTTGAGGGTGAGGAGTTTGTCCTTGAGGATTACTACCCACGGCTATTGTCGGAAACGGAATGGGCCGAGTTGCAGCACATGGGTGGCCAAAGATTACGGCGCAGGATGAAAGGCGAGATTCCAGGGATTATCACTGGCATCGGCCTGACGTTCTGCGGCTATTGCGGTACCGCCGTTATTGGACAGAACTATATGAGCCGCGCCCGTGCTGACGGCACGCTCGCAGACGGCCATCGCCGCTTGCATTGTGTGTCATACAGCCGAAACGACGGCTGCGGCTCCGGTGGTTCGTGCAGCGTGGTCCCGATTGAGAAAGCATTGCTGAACTTCTGCTCTGACCGCCTCAACCTGCAGCGATTGATGCAGCTTGGTGACGATGGTCAAGGCCTTCGCCATCAACTGGTGGGTGCGCGGGCTGCGGTACAAAAAATTTCGGACCAACTCGAAAAAGTCACCGCAGCTCTGCTTGCAGATGATGACGGCCCCGCGCCGGTTTCTTTCGTGCGTAAAGCTCGCGAGCTGGAGGCGCAGCAGCTTGATGCAGAAAGGAATGTGGCGAGCATTGAATACGAACTAGCGGTAGCGGCTGGTTCTGGCAAGCCAGCGCAGCATGAGCAATGGACAGAACTGGCTGCCCTCGTCGCTGTGGGTGACTACGCAGCCAGGGAAAAGGTGCGCCAGTTGGTCATGGATACCTTCCAGCGGATCGTGGTTTATATGCGAGGGATGGGCGACGAGGATCGCAAGAGCAAGTTTATTGATGTGCAGCTGCTTTCCCGTACCGGTCAGCACAGGCTCTTGCAGATCAGCCGGAAGACGGGTGAGTGGGTCGCCAGCGAAGACTGGGACTGATGTTGTGGGCTGGCGAGGAGCTATCATATACTGGTTATACGTACAGTACAGGCAAGGAGCGTTTAATGTCCCACAGCGTCCATCCCGGTGATCTTGAGCTATCGCATACCCCATTCGAACAGCTTTCCCGCCGCATTCATCGGCAGGTCAATAGCTCGGCCGCGCAGACGCGAAGACGGACAATCATTGCGAAACTAGCAAGTGAAAAGCTTGATGACTGGGAGTGCTTGCTTGACCAACTGGACGTTGAGGACTGCGTGCGGGTTACACGTTTGGAATGTGGGGCTGTTGGTCTGACGTGGACGAATCAGCATTTGGGTTGAACGAAAACGCATACCTCAGTTTTATATACCTGAGGTATTGATTTAAAAAGATACCTGCGGTTAATCTATGTCCGTCAATTCAGGAACCCAAAGTGGTGGCCTGATTTCAACGGAGGTCAACCGCATGATTCGCCCTACCTTTAGCCTTTCATTTGAAGCCAGAGCGCAGCTGGCAGAGCACGTCAAACAGAACGGCGTGTTCCCCCTTCCTCTCGTCTGCAACTACGCACCGAGTTTTCTCCTAGCCAATTTGACGATAGAGCAATGTGGTTCCGACGTTGCTGTGCAGGTCCGGTTGGGTGAGACGGTAAACACGTTTACCCTCGGCCTTCAGGGCGATACGGCTCATAGGGTCGAGCAGTTCGTAGAAGAGCTGGCCAACGTGCATTACGAACGTATGGCCCAGCCTATCCTCGATCGGGATCTGGAGTTCTTGTTGCGCAATGCTGCAACAAGCCGCCGTGGACTCTATCTGTTGCCGCAGTCGGGAATGCATGACCTGAGGTTGCTACTGACAGCAGCCGCTGAGAATCCAGAACAGACGTATTTCAGATTTTTATTGGGTGGTGCCGGTATTTCGGCTCCGGCGCTGATGCCGGCAGATCCTGATAAAGCCTACGACCTGCTCTCCAATTTCGTCCGCGAAATCAAGGAGTGGCAATGACCAACTCTCAGCTCCTATTGATATTGGCCGGCTTTTCAGAGCAAGACAGGCAGATCCTTTCGCATAGCGTGTCGGGTTGGAGAAGCGCGAACTTGGGTATCGATTCTGCTATCCAATCCGAGAATTGGCCGGCTATCGACAGCGCCCAGATCGATCGGGCATCGCACGCAAATACCATCGCGTTGATCGTAAACAAGTACACGGACCAAACTGAACAAGGAACACGGCCATGATCGGTATCCCGGAGACAGGAACCTTGGAAAATGGCCGTATCGCTGCCAACGTCACCAGCGGTTACAAGTTCACCACAGCGGATGGCCGGCCTGCGCGCCTGGCGATCATCGATGACCAGGGCAACGTGGTTGAATCTGGCGAAGCGGTGGCGCGTGAGGCGTGGAACGTGTGCATCGCGGTGATCAAGAACTTCAAGATCGGGCAGGGCCATATCGTGGTCCATAGCGCACCACCAGGTCTAGCCATACAGAATACACCTGAGCCGCGTAAACGTGCCCAGCAGGTGCCATCATGAAAACATTGATTCAGAAGCCGCGCAGCATCGGGGCTACTTCACTCGTAGCGGCGAATAAGCCGATGTTGAAGCTGCATCACTTCCTTTTCTACCTTCCGGTAATCCCGCAGGACACGGGGTGGAAGGGCGAGTTCTCCATGTTGATCGGCCAAGTCGCCCTTGTTGAGTATCTCGAAGCGCCTTGTTGCGAGGTGCAGAAAGCGAATTACGTCCAGATCATCCACCAGCGGGCGACGGATGTTATCGACCTGTCTGCCGCGATATTCTCGGCGAGGGTCGGGCAGAAAGAGGATGGTCTCGAATTGGTAGCGACGAGGAGTCAGGTCAATGAGGTTCCCTTGTGGATCTTGCCAGACAGTGTGGAACTCGGCCTCGATGTACAGACCGGAAGTCTCCCAGATCGCCCAGCCTATCAGCTGTTTTCCACCCTCAGCGACGACTTGCTCTGGAACGATGCTGAAACATTCGTTCTGTGGCTTGCCAACCAGCGGTTTATACGGGATGACAATGGGGACCTGATCTTGAGCTACGTACCGGCAGAAATCCTCCACATAAGCTAATGCTGGATTACCTGGTTGCGTTATGAACATGATTTTTCCTTGGTTGGCACTGGCTACATTCCGGTGATTTTGGCGTCGATCGCCCGGCCGATGATTTCCCAGTTGCCGTCCAGTACAACCGGTTGATAGCTGGGATTGAGCGGCACCAGGTAACCGACACCCGCATCCATCGTGTACTGCTTGAATGTCGTCTCTCCACTGACAGTGTTTCGAGCAACATAAAATTTCCCGCTGATGACATCAAAGCCCTCAGGACGGATCAGGATGGGTGTGCCTTCTGGAAAAGTAGGGTGGCTGTCAGAGGTCATCGATTTGCCCTTGACCCTCAACCAATAGCCCTTTGGACCAGCATTTTCCGTAGAGCTAAGCCACTCGTCAGAGATGCCCGACGGGTAACTGGCTAACGACTCGATCCCTTGGCCAGCGTCTACCCAAGTTATTAGCGGATATTCCCTGCCGTCTCTATATGGCTGCAGCATTGGGCTGACATTGGCATGCCCAGTGGTTGCCGCAAGCCCCGAAATTTCCGCAGCGAGACGCGGGCTGAACTTTTCAACTGGCTCGCCCAAAAGCTTTGCCAAGGCGGACGCAAACTTGATGTTCAGTGCGTTGATGCCGTTCAGGTAGTGAGCCACTGCAGCAGGACTCACGCCGATTTCATCGGCAATCTTTCGCTTGTTTAAGTTGAGTTCTTTTTTCTTCGAGAGGTAGAGCTCGTTGGCAGCTTTGCACTCATCGAAAAGCTCGGGGGGAAGGGGTGGCTTCTTATTCATGGGGGCAATGATAAACCGGAGGTAAATTAAAATAATTTACCTGCGGCATCGTTAGTGACCGTTCGTAAAATACCCGAGGTTTCTTATTACGGAGTCCATAAAAATACCCAAGGTATCTTTTCTGTTGTGGTCGACGATACCTCAGGTTAATATTGTGGCGTCTACCCAGAGATGCCCTGTTATGAATCAAATCTCATTGTCTGAATTAGCCGCCAAAATTGGTCAGGCAGCGGTTGCGGAAGCCTTCGGGGTCACTCCCGCTGCCGTACATAAGGCAATCAGGTTGGGTCGGAAAATCATCGTGTCTGTGCACGCTGATGGCTCCTACACAGCTGAAGAACTGCGCCCATTTCCATCAAACAAAGTCCTTCCTACGCCCCAGTTAGGGGGCGGGGCCGCTGGTGGTGATTCGCAGGTTATTGGGCAGAAGCTCGTATGAACACGTCCAATCCAGGACAGACGTCCACGTCTCGTGACCAGGTGTTGGTGGCGCATGCCGTTGAGATGATCGCGCGCACCGGTTTCAGCCAGGACGACTTTGCCCAGGCATTAAGCAGCAGCCTGCATCGCATCGTTCCAGACAAGGCCGTAAGCAAGGACGTGCCCGATTTCGACGAGTTGGCCAAGGGCAACGACGCGCCGGCGTTTCTGAGAGCATCAGGCGCTTGGTTACGTCGCGTTGGCCGCTGGCTCAATGGTGAGGTAGATCTGCCGTGCTGGCTGGAAGAGGCGTGGGTAGAAGCTCTCGAAGGCGACTTCAAAGACGATTGCATCAACGAGCTTGCCAGTCGTCACGGTCTGACTGGCGCGCGCGAGCTGGAAGGTGACGGCAATCCGCTGTGTGCGTTCGGCCTACTCGTGGCCAGGCTGGGCGATACAGTTGCCCTGGGCAGCGAGATCCTTGCAGACGGTCATATCGATCTCCAGGACATCGACAAACTGCCTAGCTTCGTCGATCGGCTCCGGTCAGTCGAAGCGCGGTGCTGCGAACTTCGCTCACGTGCCGAAGACGTGCTGCTCGAGCAGCACCAGAAACCTATCCTGCAACAGGTGAATACCCGCCTGTGACTCCGCCGGATAAGGACATCAAATCGCGAACGAGCGACCGCAAGGCCGGCCCCAGAAAAGGCCTGCCTACTGCTGTGCATCGCGACAAGAAAGATCCCCACGCGGCTCTGCGAGCGCCTGCTCGCGCACCCCGGTATTCCGCTCCCCGCCGGTTGACTGGCCAGCAGCTCAAAAACCCCCTTCTGCGGATGGCGTTCAAGCGCCTGAGCCAAATCGGCGATCTGCGCGGCACGTACCTACGCGATCTGGACACCATCCACGGTGGCCGCCGTACACGCTCGGAGAAATTCGATGCGCTGGCCAAGGTTTCAGAGCAGATGCTGTTGCGCCTGGATCTGGCCACGGGCGTTATGGGATGGCTCGACGTTGAGCGGGGGCAGTTTTTCCTCAACACCCAGTGCGGTGTCGCAGAGGATAGCGGCGTCTCTGCTGCGTCCTTCAATCGCCTGCTGCACAGCATGGAGCTGGCCGACTATGTTTACCGGCGCGTCGAGAAAATTCGATTGGATGAAAAGGACGAAGCTGGACTTAACCTGGTGCGAACTCGTGTCCTGGTGCGATTCACTGAAAAGTTCTTTGCTGACCTCGGTGTGCGGTACCTCTGGCATCGGGCGAAAAAGGCCGCACTGAAGAAGCGTGAAAAAGAGCTGCGTGACATCAGCGGGCTTCGCCTAGCGCGTCAGGAGAAGGCGTCCCTGGAAGCCTTACGGCGCGAGAAGTCACGTACCAACTGGGAACGTAGTGAGGCACGCAAGGTGGCTCACAGCCAGGGTGAAATGCCAGAGCAGGTCAACTCACCCGGTCGTGTTTGGGCTTCCCAGGCGCCCGACAGTAGGCCTGGTGGCGTGGACGAATCCCTGGCGCGCCTGATGCGCAGCATCCAGGTCAAGAAAGACACCTAGCCCCCCGAAGCGATCGCATCCCCTGCGAGGCCAGGCTACGTCTGGCAGTCGAGAAAACACCCCTATCTCAGCACTCAACCTTCCGCCGTGCATCGCCATGGCGGCAATCAGCCATGTGTACGTCTTCTTTACAGCGCGATTTCGCCGCGCCGCCGGCGCGCAAACGGGGCAACCAGAAAGCCTTTGAATTAAATGGAATTTTATACCCCCTTCAGCACCCCCGTTGGGTATAAAAAGAGGCTTTCGAGGTGTCCACAGGGTCGGTGTGTTGGGTACAAGATGATGCCTTCGCCCAAGGGCTCAGTTCGCTGCGCTCAGCTTTTTATGAGGATCGCGGGCTACGCGCCCGCCCAGCGGCAGGGCAGTGCCCTGCACCCGGTGCTGGATACCCGGCACCCAGTGCCGTGGATCCAGCAGGCGTCAAAAGTAGTAATCGGGCGCGCCGAGGTGCAATCGAAATTTGCGAGCGGCGGTCGCGGGCACGATCGGGCGGCGCGGCTAAGATTTTTGGGGCGAAATTGTCAGACCACCGGCCGCTGCGCGGGTTCCGCCGCGCCAGAGTTGTGGGTATCAGCTGAGATGGTGCAGGCGGCTTATATGCCTGCGCTGCAGGCATTCCGGCGTGGGTGTTGAGAGATGTGCAGTGGGGCCACGAGAGCGGGGAGGCTGGGTCGCGTCGGGGAGGTTGCGAACAGGGTACTTGGATCAGCCTGGTTGCGAGGAGCCGACCTGCAGGAACAGTTCTTGCTGCTGATCCGCCGGCAAGCTTCTGATTCTCTCTAGAAGGAGTGTGTCGAGGTGTTGAGCTGGAAGTCTCAAGGAATGCTTGAATGTAAGTTCGGATACCCAAGTGTGCCCGCACTTCGCGTCCAGGCACTGGCAGTAGAGCTTCACATAGCCACGAGTAATTTCCTCCCGTGAACTGATACGTCCTTTGTAGTCGCAGGCAGTGCAGTAGATTCGCATGGTTCCCTCCCCAGGGTTTCAGAGCCATCATTATGCCGTCACCTATGGTGATAATCACCTAATACTGTGTATTTAGTCAGTGGTTTTTGCTTCGTCATCTGGAGTCCTCCAGCTAATTCTCCTGTCTTCTCGCAGACTGTCATTGACTTGGTTGAACAGCTGGCAGATGGGCCGAATCTCGTTACTGGTGTACACGCGATCGATCTTTTCGATGTCGCCAAAGCCAGCGCTGTTTTCCGGGATGATGCCGGCCAACGCAGGGTTCATGCGCCACGCGGCGATCACATCGTTTCGGGTGATGTTCTTGACCTTCTCCAGCTCGTCCTTGGCCTGAAAGTCTCCCACTGGGATGATCTGGATGGCCTTCTCGGCGCCGCCGGGGATGTTCACAAACATCGATCGGAAGTTGCCCACACCCTTGCTCGCGCTGATCTGATCGCGCAGGGACTCTTCGTCCTCCTCGGTCAGGTTCGGATCGTTGGTGTAGAAGATGTAACCCGCGTGCGCGCCGTTGCTGTAGTAGCGGCGGCGGAAGAGGGTAGCGGCCTCGTTGAGCAACAGCGCCTGCATGCCGCCCAGGTAGTCGGGCACGCCGTAGATGTTCTGTTCCACGTCGTAGTTCATGACGTGCTCGACTTCATCCTCTTCGAACTCCACTTTCTTGCCATCCGGCAGCAGCATCACAAACCCGCCACCAACCCTGACCCGCATGTTGATAGTTGGCAGGTGTTCCATTTGCAGCACCTGGCCGAAAGCATTGCGATTGCGCAGCAAGTACGCCTCGCCGAAAACCATGAAATCCAACCCGGCTCTGCTCATGGTCTGGACTGAACAGCCATCTGAGGGAATGAACTCACGCAGCAGCAGGTTGCGCTTGAACCCCGGAATGGCGCCGTGGTGAGCGTTGGCGCGCAGCAGTTTGGCCAGGCCTTGGCGTGACACCGGCGGCGTGTAGGTCTGGCCGTCGTGGGTGGCGAACACGCCCAGGTAATGCCCGATGTTCTCGGTCAAAACCTGTTCCGGTGCACCGAATGAAAACGCCCGCATCGGACCTGGTACTGGTTTTTGCGGCTGGTTTTTTGCTGGTTTGCCCATGGGTGCTTGGTCCGCTGAGTGTGTAGCGGCTACGCCGCTGTTTGTTGGTGTTTAGAGGTTCGTGGGCTAGGGCGTGCATGATTGCCCAGGCGATATCGGCATGACCGGAGGCGTCGGTGCGCGACGCGCTGTACGTGACCTGGCCACCGCCGGTGGTGCCACGCTTGATCGTCAGGAAGGCCTGCGCGATGTCATTCCAGCCGGCGTCCCACTCGATCCTGCTGCCCTGAATCGTGTCCTGCGCTTTGAGCACCAAGGTGTTTTTGGTTTCGAGGCTGTAGTGGATCGAGGTCGCACGCGGGTAGAAATCGCGCACCAGGTCGAACACGCCGTAACCGATGCCGGTGGTATCGATGCCGATGTGCTGCACGTTGAAGCGCTCTGTGAGTTTCTTGACCTGCTCGGCCTGGTACTTGAACGACTGCCCACGCCAGCTGTGTTTCTCCAGGATCCGGAACTTGCCGCCGTCCTCGAGCGGCGGGGCGATGACCACACAACTGGCATCGTCGCGGGTGCGGCTCGGGTCGTAGCCGATCCACACGGGGCTGTTGCCGAACGGGCGCGGGTCGTCAGGGTCGTAGTCGGTCCACAACGACAGGTCGGAGTAGCAGCGTTCAAGGTCGACCAGGGAAAAGGCGCTCTGCGTGCTGTCGATAAACTTGCACATGAACAACTGCTGAAACTTGTCCTCGTCGTACTCCAGCTGCAGCTGCTCGAGGTCGAACAGATCGCAGCCGCCGGCAATGGCGTCGAGGATGGTGATGACCTTGCGCCATTGCCCGTCCGGACAAAGTGAGCCAGCCGCTGCTTGGGCTTCGCTAGGCCATGGATCTTTGGCGTTTTTGCGTTTGCTGTTGCGGAATTTCTCGCCAGTCCAGAACGGGTACGCCTGATGCGACACGGCGCTGGGCGTTGAAAAGTAGGTTTTGCGCCACTTCTTGTGGGTGGCCATGGCACTGGCGACGGTGTTCAGTTTCTCGAAGTCGCGGATCCAGAAGTACTCGTCGACGTAGACGTGGCCATGGTGCCCCTGGGCGGTGCTGCTGTTGGTGCTGAGAAAGCGCAGCTCGGCCCATGGCTTGCCGTCTTTGCTCAGCACGATCGGGTTGCCGGTCAGCTCGAGGCCGAACCATTCCTGTGCGAACGATACGATGTAGCTGCGGAAAATCTCGGACTGGGCACGGCTGGCCGAGAGGAAAATCTGGTTGTCACCGGTGAGCACGGCATCCATGAACGCTTCGCCGGCGAAGTAGTAGGTCAGGCCTACCTGTCGGCTTTTGAGGATGTTGCGGATCCGGGCCGTCAGCGGGTTCTGTTTGGCGGCGAACAGCTCCTTTTGGTAGCCGTACATTTTGCTGATGAACTTGTCGAGAAAGTCGACTTCCGTCAGCTCACCCACTTCGTTTTTGGATTTTTTCTCGCGCTTCTTTCCGCTCTTGTCGCCGCGATCACTTCGTTCTCGACGTTCGCTACGTTGATTGTCCCGGCGCTGTCCGTCCTCCGGCGGCAGCTCTCCGATCGGCGACGAAGCTGGTTTGGTCGATTGCTTGATCAGCCGCTCACGGACGGTGGTCAATCGGTCGAGCTCGTCCAGCTCGGCCTTCGTCAGCGACGTGGCTTTGTCCAGGAGGAGGGTGATTCTCCGGCCGACGGCGGTCAGCGGTTCTTCATCCGACAGCATGTCGTCCCACTCGCCCTGGCGGATCCAGTAGTAAACGATCCGGATGTTGGGCAGGGACAATTGGGCCTGAATTTCACGCGGCTTGCAGCGGCGTAAATAGAGGCGTTTGGCGGCTTCTTTAAGTTCGGGGGCGTATGGCATGGCCGCAGTCTATGCGGCGAAAACAGCGAAAACGCGGGGTTAAATTCCGAGTTTCACCTAGATCGCGGATATAGGAGAAACGCGCAATTGAACCGTTTGTTAGAGGGCGTTCTGGTCCATATCTTGGCGGCTCAAATCACCGATTGAGCGCAGTCATCACTCATGCCCCGTTCCCTTGTTTCGTTCTGGAAACGTGTCGCCACCAGCGGCCCGACCGTAGATGGCCGCGAGATCCTTCCCCAGGAACTGCGCGATATCGCTGAGACCTACAAAGCCGCCACTTACACGGCGGTGATCTGGTGCGAGCACGAACGTTGGTACGGCTCCCACGGCACTGTTTATGCGGTGCGCCTGGTGGAAGAGGGCGACGACCTGGTTCCAGGTCAGATCGCTCTCGAAGCGCAGTTGAAGCCCAACGACAAGCTGCTTTGGCTTAACGACCAGGGCGAAAAGCTGTTCACCAGCATCGAGATCACTCCCAACTTCGCAAACACCGGCAAAGCCTATCTGACCGGCCTTGCGGTGACTGACGAGCCCGCCAGCCTGGGCACCCAAGAACTCTACTTCTCGAAGAAGACCAGCAAGGCCGCTTATTTCGCTGCCTCCCTTGAGCTTGGCCCGCTACGCGATGACCAGCCACAAAGCGAATTGACCAAGCTACTGGGCATGTTCACCGGGCTGTTCAAGCGCTTCGGTATCGAAGAAACCCCCGCATCCCCGCAAACCCCTACCGAGAGCACAACCCCAATGGATGAAGCTACAGCCAAGGCGCTGAAAGCACTGCTGGAGCAATTATTGCTCGTTGCTGCAGGCATTCAGACCGTGATCGAGCCCGTCACTGAAGAAGTCATGGATCCGATCGTTGACGAAGTCGACGATGTTCAAACCGCTGTTTCCGACATCGTCGAGCAAGCCGCTGCCGATCGTGAGTTCGCTCGTAACGGCAACACCGATAAACGTTTGGCCAACATCGAGAAGATGCTGAACAAGGCGTTCAACACCGTTAAAACTCGACAAGTTCCACGCACTACCGGCCCAGCTGGCACCAAAACGCGGGTGCTGTGATATGAGCCAACAATCTCTGTCCAATCGTGCTTTAAAACAGTACGCCGCCCTGCGTGAAGCGATCGGCGAAACCTACAGCGTCGACGTCACCCGACAGTTCAACGTCGAGCCGAGCATCGCTCAAGAACTGAACGACAAGATCACCGAACGTGCCGATTTCCTCGAGCGCATCAACGTCGTGCCGGTGACCGAAATCAAGGGGCAGAAGGTCATGTTCGGCGTGAACGGTCCGGTGACCAGTCGCACCAACACCAAAACCACCGACCGCGAAGCCAAGGACGTTTCCGACCTCAACGGTTTGGGCTACGAGCTCTACGCGACTGAGTCCGATGTTGGCCTGCCGTTCGCCAAGATTGACAGCTGGGCGAAATTCCCAGACTTCGCCGACCGCTACTCGGCGGCGGTGCAGAAGCAAATTGCCCTGGACCGCATCATGATCGGCTGGCACGGCGTTACCGCCGCGATCCAGACCGATCTCGCCACCCACCCGATGTTGCAAGACGTCAACAAAGGCTGGCTGCAACTGGCGCGTGAGCAGATTCCTGAGCAGGTACTGCACGAAGGCGAAGCCGACGGGAAAATCACCCTCGGCGCCGGCGGCGATTACGAAAACCTCGACGCCCTGGTGCACGACACCAAGCAGATGATCAGCTCGGTGTTCCGTGATGGCGGTGACCTGGTGGCGATCGTCGGCAGCGACCTGTTGGCAGCCGACAAGGCCAAGCTTTATTCCAGCCAGGCGGGCAAGCCAACTGAGAAAGAGCGCATCGAAAGCGCCCAGGTTATTGCGACCTATGGCGGCCTGCCGACCTTCACCGTGCCGCACTTCCCGGTTAACGCTGTGGTCGTCACCAGCTGGGACAACCTGTCGATCTACTTCCAGGACAGCAGCTGGCGTCGTCACCTGCTCGAGAATCCGAAGCGCTCCCGCGTCGAGGATTACAACGGCCGGAACGAAGGCTATGTGATCGAGCAGCTGGAAAAATTCGCGGCTGCTGAAAACGTGGAGTTGATCTGATGAGCCTGGCACTGGCGCATAAGCGCCGCGTTCAAGCCGAAGGCCCTGCAGCTGCTGCTCGCGCCGGTGCCGAAGCGGTGGTGTATTCGTCCGCCACCGCGCTGTCCAGCCCAGCCAACGCGAAGAAACACCTGAAGCTGATGGAAGACGCATTGGCACTGGATCTGGAGCGCGTCAGCGCTATCAACAGCCGCGAACTGCGTCAGCAGCTCAAGCGTGACGAGCTGCTGCCCAAGTACCTGGACTACGTGCAGCGCTACCGCGATTCCGGATTGAGCTTCCCGAACTCGGTGGTGATGCAGGTTCTGGTTTGGCTGTTCGACACGGTGCAATTCGAAGCGGGTCTGGATCTGGCGAACTTCGCCATGGAACAAGGCCAACTGATGCCTGAGCGCTTCCGACGCGACGTGCCGACGTTTGTGGCTGATGCGGTGTTCGAGTGGGCCGAGGCCGAGCAGAAGGCGGGGCGCAGTCCAGAGCCGTATGTGAGCGACTTGCTACCGCGTGTCGACGGCGAATGGCAGCTCACTGAGCAGATCCCGGCCAAGTACCACAAGTTGCTTGGGATTCGCGCTCTGGCCGCCCGTGAGTGGACGAAAGCCATCAGCCACTTTGAACGCGCCACTGAGCTGTACGAGGCAATTGGCGTAGGCACACGCCTGGATGGCGCTCGCAAAGCGCTCGCAAAAGAACTGGCTACCCAAGCCGCCCAATAACCCGACTACCCCCCCCGGCGAGAAACTGTGGATGTGAGCCAACCATTTATGGCCCTGACCCACTGAAACAGTCTTCCCGCCCCTATTCGAGCGCCCAGCAATGAGCTTTTCCGGGAAACCCACCACCTTTGTGGACCAGACGATCGAGAACGACGGCTTTTGGCCGGACCTCTCTTTGGTCGAGTTCCAGAAGGGTTACCGCCTGCCGGCGGAGTACCTGGTAGACATGCTGGCCGCTGATTTGACCACGGCGATGATCGAGGTCAACCGCGATTTGGCCAAACGCAAACTCGCGTGGCAAGCCGTAGGCATCACCACCGTGGAATCTGCTGACCCTATGGTCCTGCCCGAGCGCACATTTCACGCAGCGACGTACAAGCGCGCCGTTTATTGCCGCGCCAAGGCCAGCTTGTTGACCCAGTTCGCCACCGTAACCCGTCGTGAAAGCGCGGAAAACACCGGTAAAGAACAGCCCGAACGTGGAGAAACGTTCCTGGAGTTCAGCCAGCAGGCCGTCCGCTCGCTGCAGGGCCGTGGCCGCATTACGGCGGTACTCCTGTGATCAAGCTTCGCGCCTTGACCGCCTACCTTATCGAGCGCCGTCTGGTGGAGCCTGAACAGCTCGACAGCTGGACCGACCAGGTCAGCCTCGAACTGATCTGGAAGCCCGACGTCGACGGCATGCGCATGGGCGATATGAACTACGGCGCGACGATCGTGCTTGAGCGCTTTGCCGACAACCCGGCTCGCCTGATGGCGCTGGTCGGTAGCTGGCTGGAGACGAACGACGATGACCGTGATGGTCTGCCGGCGTCGGTGTTCGACGTGACGATGCTCGACAACGATCTGGCCGACGTCGACATCAAGCTGCAGTTCAGCGAACCGCAATACCTTGCCGAAGCTGACGACGGCGAGATTGAAGCCTTTGGCAAGCGCTACGCCTTCAAGCCATTCGATCTGTGGGTTGCGGAAAAAGGCGAGGTGGCTAGCCGTGGCGCGTAGCACGTTTGAGCGCGATATCCGCGGGATGTTAGACGTGGAGAAACAGCTCGCCTTAATGGAACTCTCGCCCAAGTTACGCCGGCGTTTGCTCAATAACGTCAGCAAGCGCGTGCGCAGCAAAAGCCGCCAGCGGATCCGCGATCAGCAGAACCTGGACGGCTCGCCATTCGAGGTTCGCAAAGGGTCGTCGAAGGGCAAAAAGAAGATGGAGTCCGGCCTGGGCAAGCTGCTCGAGGTCACCCGGTTGGACGCGGACGAGGCCGAGCTGGGCTGGCGCAACGCGCTGACCAGGTGGGTTGCCTCCCAGCAACACAACGGCGTGTCCGAGCGCCGTACCGCCGCGCAGATGCGCCAATGGAACAAGGTTCCCGAAGGCTTGGCAGCAACCGAAAAGCAGGCAAAGCGCCTGCGTCGACTGGGTTTCAAAACCCGCCAAGCTGGCAAGAAATCCCTGTCACGCCCGTCTGTGGCGTGGATTCAACAGCATGTGAACTACGCCAGGGCGGGTCTGCTGATCCGTCTCCTGGACGATGAGAAATCCGAGTCATCTGGTGCGCAAAGCTGGGAGATCACCCTGCCAAAACGTCAGTTCCTCGGCCCCGGCACGGAATCAGAAACCAGCGAGCTGGTGAACCTGGTGCTGCAACAAATCCTACATTCACCCCGCTAACGAGGCACTGCATGGCACTCGGTAAAGTCAGCGTCAACAATCTCAATCTCAGTCAGGGCGCTGTCACTGAGGTGGAGCGTTATTTCCTTTTCATCGGCGCCGGCCCTAAAAGTCAGGGCCAGGTGATCGCACTCAACACCGACAGCGATCTGGACGTGATGCTGGGCATTCCAGCCAGCGACCTGAAAACTCAGGTGACCGCTGCGCGTTTGAACGGCGGCGATCGCTGGGCATGCCTGGCAATTCCTCTGGTCGCGGAAAAGACCTGGCAGGACGCGCTGACCACCGCACTGGAGCAAAACTACTCCTTCGAAGCGATCGTGATCTGCGCGCCGGTGTCGAGCGGCGATGAGCTGGGCGACATGCATGAAGCTGCGATCGGACTGAGCAACACCTACGGTCGTCGCGCTTTCGTGATGGCGTCGTCTGCCGGCATTCAAGCAGGCATGAGCTGGTCGCAATATCTCGCTGCCCAGAAGGCAATCACCGAAGGCCTGGCCGCGCCGCGCGTTCTCTGCGTTCCACAGTTGCACGGCAATGACCTGGGCGTGTTGGCCGGCCGCTTGGCCACTGCCGAAGTCAGCATTGCCGACAGTCCGATGCGCGTGGCCACCGGTGCCGTGCTGGGTCTCGGCCCTGTGCCGGTGGACGCCGAGGGTGTGCCGTTGACCTCGGCCGTGCGGGCCGAACTGGACAAGTCGCGCTTCTCGGTCACTCAGACCTACGCGGACTACGAAGGCGTGTACTGGGGCGACGGCAACATGCTCGACACCCCTGGTAGCGATTTTCGGGTGATCGAGTACCTGCGCATTGTCGACAAGGCCGCACGCCGTGTTCGTCCGCTGTTGATCCGTCGTGTGGGTGATCGGCGCCTGAACAGCAGCGCCAACAGCATGGCCAGCAACAAAACCTTTCTGATGACTCCGCTGCGTGCGATGGCCAAGTCCACGACCTTCGCTGGCCAGGTGTTCCCCGGCGAAATCGAAACGCCGGCAGACGACGCCATTGTCCTGAATTGGACGAGCAAAACTGCGATCGAGGTGTACATCAGCGTTCGCCCCCTCAACTGCCCGAAAGACCTGACCGCGAACATTGCGCTCGATCTTTCCATCACGGAGTAACCCTGCATGACCGCAAAAATTGGCGGCAAGAACTTCGATATCAGCGTGGGCGATCTGACCATTCACGTCGAAGCCTGCACCCTGGACATCACCGACAACACGGCCGTGGCGCAGACACGCGGAGTACCTAATGGCCACGTCGACGGCGACGTGGCGGCCGCAGGCGAAATGGAGCTGGACACCACTAACTTCAACCTGTTGATCGAGGCGGCGAAGACTGCCGGCAGTTTCCGCAAGCTGCCGCTGTTCGACTCGGTGTTCTTCGCCAAGGCCGGCGAGGAGGAGCTGCGCATCGAAGCCTTTGGCTGCAAGTTGCGCATCTCCAGCCTGCTCAGCATCGATCCAAAGGGCGCCGCCAAGAACACCCACAAGATCCCGTATGACGTCACCAGCCCGGACTTCGTGAAAATCAACGGCGTGCCATACCTCGACTCGACCGAAATTGAAGGGCTGAGCTGATGGTGGACTGGTTCGATCGCGCTCAGGCGCTTGAGCAGCTGCAGCGGGACAAGGCCATCGAGGCCCAGCTCGCCTGCAAGCGTCCGTCCGGACCGAGCCGGACTCACTGCGTGGACTGTGATCAGCCGATCCCGGAGAAGCGCCAGGCGCAGGGCGGCATCACTCGCTGCGTGCCTTGCCAATCTTCCGTCGAGAAAGGACTGCGCCGATGAACGCTCGGACCACTCCGAAAGCTAATTTGGAAAGCCGTTTCGCGGTGCTCGAACACCGCATCAGTGACCTAGAGGACCGGCACGCGAACGTACCGACGCGTGTCACTCGACTGGAAGGCGAGTTCGAACACATGGCCGTCCAGCTCTCGGATCTGAACGATGGCCAGCGCGAGCTGACCGCCACCGTTTCCGACATCGGTACCAAGGTCACGCGGATGCTCGCGGTCCTGACAGTCCTGGGCGTCGTTGCGCAAATGGTCGGCCCGGCCTTGCTGCGGATCCTGTTCCCATGAGCCTGCGCAACAAGATTGCCGCCGGCACCCTGGTGCTGGTCAGCGCGCCCTTTATCGCATTCCTCGGCAAGTGGGAGGGCACTGGCCAGAACACGGTGTATGCCGACGCCCTCGCTCGGGGTCTGCCCACCGTCTGCCTGGGCATCACCAAGCACTCCAGCCCTTATCCGGTGATCGTGGGTGACTACTGGTCGCCGGCGCGTTGCGCCGAGGTGGAGCAACTGGTGATCAAGAAGGGCCAATTGGCGTTGGCCGATTGCCTGACCAATCAGGCGATCGGGCAGAACACGTTCGACGCCTTGAGCAGCCATAGCCACAACGTTGGTGTGCCGGCGACGTGCGCGAGCCGCGCTGTCGGGCTGATCAACGCGGGCGATATCGCTGCCGGCTGCAAGGCGTTGGCTTGGGCGCCGGATGGCCGAACGCCGGTCTGGTCCTACGTCACCGACGCCCAGGGCAAAAAGCGATTCGTCCCCGGGTTGCACGCCAGGCGCATCGACGAAGCGAGGATTTGCATCAAATGACCATCGCACCGATGCGTCTGGCCGGCTTGCTGCTGCTCGCCAGCCTGCTGACCTACGTTCTGTTCGATTACGTGGCCGATCAGCGTGACGACGCCCGAATCGAACGCGATGACGCCGTGCGCGAGCTGGGTACTGTCAGCACCGAACGCGACGGCCTGCTCGAAGCGGCGCGCATCAGCGGCGAAATGCTCGCTGCTCGCGATGCCAACGATTTGAAACACACCCAGGAGCTGAAAAATGCGCTCGACCTCAACAAGGCTTTGCAGCGGGATGTTGCTCTTGGCGCTCGCCGGTTGCTCGTCAAAGCCACCTGTCCAGCCGCCCCAGTCGCCGCCCATTCCGGCGCCGGCGGCGTGGCTGATGCTGGATCCGCCGAACTCGCAAGAGACGCTCGATCGGATTATTTCACCCTCCGAGACCAACTCGCCTTAACCCGGCGAATGGTGCTCGGCCTGCAGGACTACATCCGCACGGTTGTGCAACGCACGCCGGCGAAACCTTGACCATTTCCTTCAACAAACCTCAACGGATAGACCCATGACCAACGTAAATCGCGACATCACCCTGGAAATCAGCGGCACCGACTTCGTGTTCACCCTGACGCCTCAGGACGTGACCAAGTACTTCAACGCCACCACTCAAGCGAACAAGGTTTCCCCGGCAACCAACCTGCTGATGGGCACCATCAAGCCCGATCAGAAAGCCGATCTGAAACCGTTCCTGGCCAACCCGGTGACGGTGATGGAACTGGCAGGCGCGCTGCTTGAGGAGTACTCGCCGGATCTGGGCATCGTCGTAAAAAAGTCCTCGAGCACGCTGACGGCTTAAAAGAGGACGGGCTGGGCCAGTTGCTGGCCCTGACCAATCGCTGGCTGCCTGGTGCCGAACCGACCATCGAGAACATGGGGGTGGCCAAGTGGCTGGAGGACGAACACTGGAGACGGATGGAGATTGCCGTGGCAAACGGCATCGCCTTCGCGCTGAACGGATAAAACCCCATGGCTGACCGCAGTGCCCGCTTGGCCTTCATCCTGAGCCTGACCGACAAGGTCAGCGCGCCCCTGGGCAAGGTCAAAACCAGCTTTTCCGACCTGGCCGAGAAGGGCGAAGCCAACATCAAGCAAATGGCGCTCGGTTTGGGCGGGATGGTCGGCGCCGCCAAGGGCATCAGCGAGTCGCTGCAGCCAGCGCTAGAAATGAATCGCGCTCTGGGTGAAGTTCGCTCGCTCGGTGTCGCCGAGGACGCGCTGACGTCGCTGAATCAGAAAGCCCTGGAGTTCTCCGTGAACTACGGGGCCAATGCCCGCGACTTCGCCGCTTCGGCCTACAGCATTTCAGGCGCGATCAAGGGCTTGGCCGGCGACCAACTGGCCACGTTCACCAACACCAGCAACCTGCTGGCCAAGGCCACGAAGTCCGACGCCGAGACCATGGGCGCCTACGTCGGCACCATGTACAACCTGTTCAAGACATCGGCCGACGCCATGGGCAAAAGCCAGTGGGTCGAAAAGCTGGGCGGGCAGACGGCATTGGCCGCGCAGCTGTTCCGCACGGACGGCGCACAGCTCAAGGATGCGTTCAAGGAAGTCGGGCAGATCGCCAACACCGCCGGCGTCGACATCGCCGAGCAGTTCGCGGTGATCGGCACGCTGAGCAGCACCATGGAGGGCGGCGACGCCGGCGGCTTGTACAAGTCGTTCTTCGAAAACATCGGCGCCGCGTCTGAAAAGCTCAAGATGAAATTCACGGATCAGAACGATCAGCTGATGCCCATGGCGGACATCTTGGCCAAGCTCGAGGGCAAGTTCGGCGATCTGACCAGCGCGGCTGCCGGCACCAAACTGACGGAAGCATTCGGCGGCGAGGGCGCCCGTGTAATCAACGCTCTGGCCAAGGACACCGATCGATTCAAGAACGGTTTGGATCAGTTGGGCAAAGTCCGAGGGCTGGAGAACGCCGAAAAGATGGCCAAGGCCATGGTCGATCCGTGGCAACAGTTTGGTGCTGCCGTGGAGGCGTTGCGCACGTCTTTCGGACAGGCGCTGATTCCGATGCTGACCCCGCTGATGGACAAACTGGTGGGCATTGCTGGCACGCTGACCCGCTGGACGCAGATCTTTCCCAACATCACGCGGGTGATCGGCATCACCGTGCTGGTAATCCTTGGCCTGGTCGCCGCGATGTCGGCCGTCACGCTGGTGGTCGGTATCAGCAAGATGGCTTGGCTGGGCGCGCTCACGGTCTGGAAACTGCTCAACTGGCAGGGGTACAAGTCCATCGCTATGTTCCTGTTCCACACCGTCATGGTCGCCGCCTTCGTGGTTGGCCTAGTCGCCCTCTACACCTGGATGGGCGTCGTCAGGGCCGGGATGCTGCTGTGGCAAGGAGCGATCTGGCTGGTCAACATCGCCATGTCGGCCAACCCGGTGATGCTGATTGTCCTGGGCATCATGGCCCTGGGCGCGGTGATCATCGCTGCGATCGTCTACTGGGATGAATGGACCGCCGCGCTGATGAACACCGCCGCGTTTCAGTGGATCTCCGCCCAATTGCAGGCGCTGTCTGACTGGTTCGGCTCGATCGGCGGATGGTCCGGCATGGCGTCCGCTGCCTGGGACGGCATCGTGTCGATTTTCCGCAGTGCCATCAACGGACTGATCGAGATGATCAACAAGATCCCCGGCGTTGAGATCGATGCCAGCTTTGGCGATCTGCCCAAGGCGCCAGATCTGCCAGGCATGGCACCGCCCCTGGTCACCACACCTTCACTGGCCGAACAGGCCGAACAAGCACGCCAGCGCATGAACGCCGGCACCGCCGGCGGACTGTCGCCTATGCGTCCGAACGCCGTGCCGCCGGGCGGGCTGCTGACCAGCATCCAGAACAACAGCAACAGCCAGAACAAGGGCAACACCGTGGAAAACGTGAACATTCACACCAGCAAGCCAATGACGCCGCTGGAGCTGGAAAACATGGTCTCGATGGCGGTGGGGGGATGAGCGAATACATCGACCTACTGATTATCGACAACGACCTGGCACTGGATCTGTCGCAGCAGCCCAACCTGGTCGACGACCGTGCCTGCATCGCGCAGGACATCGCACACATGATCCGCGACAGCGGGCTGCTGGTCACTCTGGTGGCCGAGCGCGATCGGCTGCGCCAGCGTGACTGCATTCAGCAGATGGAATTGTTGGTCGAGAACGACGAGCGACTGGTACCGGGTACGGCGCAGATCTCCCAGCTGCAGCCAGGTCAGTACCTGGTCACGGCCACCACCCTGAAATTCGGAAGCATCGAGGTGAACCTTTGAGCGACGTGGACTTCAAGCAGGCACTCTCCGACGCCGGCATTCCGACCACCGAGGCGGCTCTGCGCCAAGCCTGGGAAAAAGAGGTGTTGGCCCAAGGCAGCAAGCTCAGTAACACCAGCGCCTACTCGCCATTCTGGCGGGTGATCACCGCCCTGGTCACCAAACCGGTCATGTGGATTCTGACGTTCCTGGTCGAGACGGTGCTGCCGAACTTTTTCGTCAAGACAGCGACCGGCGCCTGGCTGGAAATGCTGGCCTGGGCGGTGAACGTTGAACGCAAAGGAGCCAGCAAGGCTTCGGGCTTTTTGCTGTTCACGCGCACGGCCGCCGGCGGCGCGCTGGTCGTGCCGACCGGGACCATCGTCCAGTCGGCCGCCATCAATGGCCATGTGTACCAGTTGATCACCACCGCCGCCGGCGTTTTCACCGACGGGCTGATGCAGCTGGAGATCCCTGTCGAAGCGATCGAGAGCGGATCCGGATTTAACCTGGCGCCGGGTTACTACGCGATCTTGCCGGTTCCGGTACCGGGCATTGCCCAGGTGATCAACAAGGACGGTTGGTTGACCGTGCCGGGGGCAGATCCGGAACCCTACGACGAGCTGCGCCTGCGCGTGCGTAACCAGTTCTCGGCGGTCAACCAGTGGCACACGGACGCGGTTTACCGGGCGATGATTTCGGCCTTTCCCGGCGTGCGCCCTGACGGCGTGTACTTCGAACACGGCGCCCCGCGTGGCCCCGGCAGCGCCAATGCGTTTGTGCTGTTCGATGCCGACGTGCCGGCGGCGGCTTACCTGGAGCTGATCAACTCGCATATCCGCGACCAGGGCAATCACGGCCACGGCGACGACATGCTGGTGATGGCCATGCCCGAAACACTGCACGACCTGAGCGTGACGATCTGGCCCCGCGCAACGGTGGCCACCGACAAACGCCAAGCGCTGCTCGAAGAAATCGAGCTGTTTATTCGCGCCGCTTTTCGCGAGAGCACCACCACCGACTATCAGCCGACGCTGACCTTTCCGCAGTCGCGGTTTTCCTTCAGCCGCCTGGGCGAAGAACTGCACCTGCGGTTTCCCGATATCGAGTCGCTGGACTTCGACAACGTCGACATTCTGTCCGAGCTGAACATTCCCCGGATCCAGAGCTTGCAGGCGGTGTTCGGTGATTAAGCTCGAACTGAAATTTTGGCTCGCCGGCACCGAGCTGACCAAGCTCAAGCAGGCCGCTCAATCGTGGTGGGAAACGGTCGAGGAGTGGTTGCGCTGGCCGCTGCTGCAGATGGACGCCGAAACCTGCCACCTGGTCATGCTCGATCTGCTGGCCTGGCAGCGCGATATCACCCGCTTCAAGGACGAGCCGGAAAGCCTTTACCGGCTGCGCGTGAAGTTCGCCTTTATCAACGCGGTCGACGCCGGCAGCACTGCCGGGATGAAACGCATCCTGCAGCGCCTGGGCGTGGGTTACGTCGAGATCGAGGAGCGCATGCCCGATCGGGACTGGGACGTGGTTTTGTTGCGTTTCACCGACTCCCAACTGGCGAAGAACCCCGAGCTGCTGCGTGTGCTGATTCAACAGTACGGCCGCACGTGCCGCCGCTACGATTTTGTAACCCTGACGCCGGTGACCCTTGGGGTTGCGCTGGTCGACTTCAACGACGATCAGCAAACGCTGGTCGCCACTCTTTAGGAGCCCACGAATGGGAGCCAGCATTACCCTCGCAGGCGAAAGCCTGATTGCGCAGAAGCACGTCGCCAAACAGGGCCTGGACGTGGTGCGTTTCATTTTTGCCAACGTTCCTGGACTCGATGCCAACGGTCCGGTCGATCGCGCGGCAGCGAAGCCTGCCGCCGCGCAGATCGTGCACGTCTACAACATCCCGGCAGAAAACGCCGGGTTCGTGAATCCTAACCAGGTCGTTTACAGCTCGCAGATCGGCTCTGACATCGGCGACTGGGATTTCAACTGGATCGGTCTCGAAACGGCCGAGGGTGTGTTGTTTGCCGTCGCCTACGTTCCGCTGCAGATCAAGCGGCGCAATATTCCGCCGCTGCAGGTCGGCAACAACCTGACGCGCAACTTTCTGGTCGCGTTCGACGGTGCCCAGGAACTGACGGGCATCAGCATTGATGCCAGCACCTGGCAGCATGACTTTACGGTGCGCCTTGCCGGCATCGATGAGCGCGAACGCCTGAGCAATCGCGACATCTACGGCCGCGCTTGTTTTTTTGGCAATTCGCTGCAACTGGAGAAGGTCGGCAGCGCTTATCAGCTCAAGCCTGGAATGGCCTACATCGAGGGCATTCGCGTCGTACGCGGCACCGCTCTGGCCGTTGTGCCGGCAGCATTTCCCACCACTGCCTGGCTCGACGTTGCGCTGCAGCGAGAACTGAGCGACGTGGTCGCCAGTTGGAACGTGGTGTTCAGCGCCAATCGTCCGGACTACCGCGACAGCGCGGGCGTGCAGCATTACTGCGTGGCGATCGCCGATCTGGCGTCGGCCAACGCATTCACCGACCGCCGATCCGTGGAAGCGATCGATGGCGCCCTGGTCGCGCACTTCGCTGCTCGCAACGGTGACTACGAAAATCTGCGCGCTCGCGCAACGACCAAAGACGACGTCGACCTGGGCAACCTGCCAAACGCCAAAAGCGACGATCCGGCCAGCAACAGCAGCGAGATCCTTGCGACCACCAAGGCGTTGCAAAGTCTGAAGGCTGAGATGGTCAGCGCCGAAACGGGGCAGGTGGCGACCTTCGCGATGATCACGCCGCCCACCGGCTGGCTTAAGTGCAACGGCGCCGCCGTATCCCGCACGGCCTACAGCGCGTTGTTTGCGCGGATCGGCACCACCTTCGGCGCCGGTGATGGTGTGGCGACATTCAACCTGCCGGATCTGCGCGGTGAGTTCCTGCGTGGCTGGGACGATACCCGGGGCATCGACACCAACCGGGGGTTTGCGTCGTTCCAAGACTCGCTTTTCGCAAAGCACTCCCACACCACGCTCGCCAAGGCGAATGGGAGTGCTGTTCCTGGCAACACATCGTCCCAGGGCGGCAACGTGATCGGGCAGAACCTGGCGGTGGCCAGTTCGGTCGGTGAAGCGGTGAATTTGCACACCATCACCGCCAACGCGGGTGGCACGGAAACCCGTCCCCGCAACGTCGCCTTGCTTTTCTGCATTCGCTATTGAGGCTGGCCATGACCACGAAAACTTACTACCAAACCGATCGCCTCGGCTTCTACGTTGGGCCGGTCGAAGTCGATCCGAGCCCATTGGAAAAAGACGTTTGGCTAATCCCCGCCGGCTGCGTGGCCAAAGCCCCGCCGGCCATCCCTGCAGGCAAAGCGGCGTTCTGGACCGGTGCGCAATGGACGTTGACCGACAACCTCGAAAACATGACGGCCTACAACACCAAAACCCGCGAGCCTCGGGTTCTCAGCCGGTTTGACGCACTGCCGGCCGGCTACACGTTGTTGGTGCCAGGTGCGCACCAGATCTGGCGGGGAGGGCAGTGGGTCGATGATATTCCGACCGTCCTGGTGACGCGTCATGCGGCCAAAACTTTGGAAGTGAATCAGGCCTGCGAAATGCAGATCCTTAGCGGTTTCACATCCAAGGCGCTGGGGGCACCGCATGCCTATCAGTCTGCGCTCTACGATCAGATCAACCTGGTCAGCGCGATCGGGCCTGCTGACGTCGTCTATCCCTGCCGCGACGGCGAAGGGCTCAAGGCCTATCGGACGCACACCCCGAAACAACTGCGTCAGGTGCTGGACGATTTCACGACGCTTAAGCTGCAGCAGCTGCAGAAGGCACACTCACTCAAGCAACGATTGGATCAGGCCCTGTCTGCCGATGATATCGATGCGATCGAGGCGGTTACCTGGTCGGAGCTGCAGCCGTGACTTGGGCACCGGTGACGATGCGCTGGCCGGCGCAGTCCACTCAGTGGATGGACGAACTGACAGCCGCCAAGGATCTGGCCGGCGGGGAGCTGGCCAGCACCGCGCAACGCTTGGCCGGACTGACGGGACTCGCCACCACCAACCCGGGGCCGGTCGGTGCCGCAGCCGAAAGCGTAATCGCGGCCGGTCGATCCGCTTTGGCCGGTCAACTGGGTGAAGTGCCGGCCTGCATCACCGTGACACCGTTTCAGTCCGGCATAGGGCAGGGCACCGGCAACCAGCGTTTCCTTTCGGCGCCGAACCTGCTGCAGGTGATGGCTGACAAGCTCACGGACAACGCCGACCAGGCACGGCCGACGACAGCACAATACGCGTTGTCGATCCTGTTCCTGTCGACCAACTTCGGCCAGTTGGCCAGCACCTTGAAACGGTTCAATGCCTTGCTGCCTGTTCCGGACCTAGTGCGCGCTGAACGGCGGGCACAACACCTCTCCACGCTCGAGGCGGAAAAGTGGGTGATGCCGAGCGTCGGCCCGTTGCCGCGCTGGCAAAGTCTGCCGCTGGAGCGTTGCACCGTGCTGAAGGCAACCAAGCAAGCCATGTCCGGTCAGTTGGCCGCACTCGAAAGTTACGCGGCCGACAGCTCGCCGCTGGCCGATCTGGCGGCACTGGCCACGCGCAAGGCGGCGCAGCAGCAGGGACGCGATCAGCAACTGAACGACCTCAAGGCGCTGCTCGCCGGCGGTGACGAAGACGTCACCATGCGCGCGCGGTTGCTCGGCCCCGGCACCCCGGACGAACTGCGCAAGCAGCTGCTGCGCGATGATGCCCCAGGGCATGAGTGGGTGCTGTCGTCCGGTGTGATGCTGGTCGGATCGCTGTCCGGACTGAGCTTTGTTCGCGAACTGGTGGGCCTATGACGCTGCTGCTCGATGGCCAGCAAGTGCTGGGCAAAAGAATGAAGGTCACTGCCAACCTGCGGATCGAGAGCGACGATCTGTCGGGCCAAACCAGCAGCAGCGAGAAGGCGCACAGCGGCTTCAAACCCAAGACGCTGACCGTGGCCATGCAGATTGCCTTTGTCGACCAGGCACAGCTCAAAACGCTGATGCGCCTGGCCGAAGGCACCGCCGGCGGCGGGCAACTAAAGACCTATCGAATCGTCAACGACACGGCCGCAGCGTTTGGTATTCGCCAGGTGCAATTCACCGAAGGTGTGAGCGCTCGGGAGGACGACACGCTCGCGGCCTGGTCCGTCCAGTTCACCTTGACCGAGAAACAGTCGAATCCGGAGAAGGTCGAGCAGCGCCGTGCGGCCAATGGCGTCACCAAACAATCGGCACCGGGCAGCGGTGTGGCCGGCGCCGATGCTGGAGCGGGCGGTGATGGTTCCGGTAGCGGCGCTGCGCTCACTGGTTTTGAAGCCACGTTGAAGAAGCTGGATAACTACCTGGGCGGTGTCCCGTGAGTATGAAACTGCACAAGGTGCTGACGATCGGCGGCGTGGTCTATTCGGTCGTCAAAGACGACATCCGCCTGGAGCTGGCCGGCCCCGGCCGCGCCACGTTCACCGTCCAAGCCGCTGCGACGTTGAAGGGGCTGGTGACACTGGATGTCGGCTACAACGAGAGCATGCTGCAGCGCCACTTTATCGGCTACGTGGAAACGTCGACCGCCGTGAACAGTACCGAGCAGGTGCTGTTCTGCAGGGAAGTCGCCGCAATCCTCGCCCAGCCGCTGCCGATGAACCTGCGTCATGTTCACCTGCAGGCCGTGCTCGAGGAGATCAGCAATAAGACCGGGCTGCGCTTTCGTGTGCCCGATCGGCCTTATGCCCAGGTGAAGGTCCCGTACTTCTACAGCTTGGCCACCGGTTATCAGGCGATGCAGAGCATGGCCAGCGTGTTCGGCATCGCTGACTTCGTCTGGCAGCAGCAGGGTGACGGAGAGGTGTTTGTGGGCAGTTGGGCTGACAGCTTCTTCGGCGCTCGATCGCCGCTGCAACTGCCGGCCGAGCTGTTCGACGGTTACCAGGGCAATCAAAGCGCGATGATCGCGGCCCTACCAGGTCTGCGCCCAGGCGCATCAATCAACCAAGGCGAGCGGATCACCAGTGTGACCCTCACCGGCAATCAGATGGCTATCCGATGGAAGACGCAATCCAGCGCGCAGTAGCGCGCCAATTCCCAGAGTTGACCGGTGGTTATCACCTGCCACGTTTTGGCCGTGTGGTGGCGGTTCCGGACGCGCCGGCAGCGCCGGGGCTGTGCGATGAATTTCGGCCGCGCTTTGGCGTCGACGTCGAGGTGCTACTGCCAGACGGCGAGCCAGATCCGGCATTGCCGATCCTGACCAGCTTGCCGCTGCCGGCGCCGATGGGCGGGCAAGAGGCGGGCATGTTCGGCTTTCCTGAGGAGGGCACCACCGTCGTGGTCAGCTTCGCCTACGGCATGCCGACCAAGCCCTTTATCACGCAGATCCTGCCGCATGGCCTGAGCCTGCCAAGGGTGCCGAAGGGTGATCAGGTGTGGCAGCACAGCGAAGCTTGCCAGCAGCGCGTCGACGCTGCCGGCAACTGGCTGCGTCAGACCGATGGAAAGATCCAGGACAAGGCGATCGAGCGGGAGGTTGAAGCCCTGGACAACACCGAGGCCTTCCAGAATCACACCAGGACAGTGGACGACCATTCGACCGAGTCGGTGGGTGGCATCAAGAAGATCGAAGCGCTGGGCGCGCTCAAGCTGTTGTCAGGAGGATCCGCGAGCCTGGCGGCTGTCGATGATCTGCATCAGGCGACCGGTCGGGATTTGAACTTGGTCATTGGGCAGAAGCACAACGCGACGGTGGGTGGCGATATGGATGAACGTATCCAAGGAATGCGCAAAAGTGTGGCTTCAGTTTGTCAGCGCCTGCAGTCTCCTAAAACCTGGTTGGGGTCCGAAGGGGTTAATGTGCTGCAGGTGCTGTGTGAACTGCTCGATCTGGTGGAAGGTATGAATAGACAACTTGCAACTCATACTCATGTTCCTGGGCCTACACCAGCCCCATTGGATGTAGGTGTCTTTACTAATAATGCGGTTGTTTCAAAAGCGCTGCTAGAAAAATTATCATTAATTACAGGTTGATTTCAAATATCATTATCGTTGGTGAATTTAAAGTGGGCGCAATAGTTTTTTGCGTTAGTTAGTTTTCTGAGCTCGTCCAGGTCCTGCTGACTGTATTTCATTCTGGAATTTGTTGTATAGAAAACCATGACAATAATGGTGAAGGCTGTAGTGATTATTCCTAGTAATACTCCTTTAAAGGAAATAATGTGTTGTAAAAGCGTTTCAATAGAAAAGCTGATTTCCGGGGCGCTAATAGCAGGCATGAAACTGAGTGGGTAAATTACTCCAATGAAGAAAATAAATAGCACCAACGTTAATGCTGCAGAAATCTGACGGGGCGATTCCGGATTTCCATCTGTTGACTTCAGCAGGTCGGCGACCAATCTCGAATGATGTTTCGCTTCCAGATAACTCTTTTCTAAATTTTCTCTCTCCCTTTTGACGGCTTCCCAGTTTGTTTTGTATATAGGCTCGTAGGAAGAAAGAATCGGTTGTGGTTTTGGGTTTATGAAGTCGTTGTAGTTCCGCACACCTATCAAGAGGTCTGCACTCCCTAGATGCTTGACAAGTGGGTTATTTTTAATGAGTGATTCCGCTTCGTTAGCTGCTTCCTCGGCTTCTCTTGAGGCTAGATTCGACTCAAATAACTTCATTGCGATGTGCATCAGTTCTTTTTTTATGTCTTCTTTTTCAGAGTACTGAGAAAAAGAATTGTTGTTGATGAATTCTTCCATAATCTCATCGGTTATAACTTCAATTGATTCGTTGGCAGGAAATCTCCCGTCTAAATAGTCAGCAAATTTTCTATATTCAGGGTCGTTGTAGTGCTTGTTATGCCAGTCAATGTCACAGCTGTTGGCATCATCCGATATCTTCTTTGCTTGAATTAAATATTGTTTGAGTTGAGTGGATTTTTCTGAGAACGCTGTTTGATTGGAAAAAATCTTTGTGATGATAAATGCGCCGAAAATACCAACGATCGCCGCGGCGGATTGCGATAACGAGCTAAAAAACCAATTCCAATCTGCGTTCATCGTTGAATCCCTTCGCGTAGGATGTGTGTGATGGTTAAAAATGCAACTTATATGCTGCTGCGCAATGATGCAATGGTTACGTGATAGCGTGCTTTTAATTGCTTCTTACGACCCATAACTGATCAATCTTAGTCGTAAAGCTTTGACTCATCATCTCTCGCCGCATACCCCAATCGGGCGTTGCTGGCACTCCTCCAGTGCGAAGTGTTCCGCTGCCCCAGCGCTGATTGATCTCATCCAGCACACTCATAACCTTTTCGGCTGCTTGCGGTTGCGACTGGGCGAATAGGTCATCAGTAAATTCTCCGGGCTGCCGCAGATCCATCAACAGTACTTCGGCCTTGCTGTATTTGAAGCCTGGCCGGAAAAGCCGGTTGACTGCCTCGGTCGCGGCTTTTGTCAGCAGTCTTACATCGTTGGTCGGATAAGGCAGTTCCACTAACGCGCCATTGGCGTACTTGGCTTCCTCCGGACTGAACATGCCGGTGCGGATGCTGACGCGCAGTTTCTTGCACAGCGAGTTCTGCGCCCGCAGCTTTTCCGACGCGCGCTGCACGTAAGTGGCGACCGCTTCTTTGATCGGCTCGATGGACGTCAGGCGTTTGCCGAACATGCGACTGCTGCAGATCTCCTGCTTCGCAGCTTCGGCCTCGGTGAGTTCCAGGCACGATGTTCCAGTGAGCTCGCGCGCGGTCTTCTCGATCACCACGCTGAATTTCTGCCGAAGCGTCCACGGATCCGCTTTTGCCAAATCCATCGCTGATCTGATTTCCATGGTTTCGAGATGCGCTTTCATGCGACGGCCGACGCCCCACACCTCGCCCACGTCAGTGTTTCGCAGCACCCAATCGCGCTTGGCCGGATCGCAGATATCGACGACCCCGCCCGTTTCCGCCTGCAAGCGTTTCGCTGTGTGGTTGGCGAGTTTGGCGAGGGTCTTGGTGGGAGCGATACCGACACCAACCGGGATGCCCGTTCCTTTGTAGACGGCGGCGCGGATCGTTCGGCCAAATGCGGTAAGGTCACCGGGAATGCCGGTCAGGTCGGCGAACGCCTCGTCGATGCTGTACACCTCGACGGTGGGTACCATGGATTCGATGATGCTCATGACCCGTTCGCTCATGTCGCCGTACAGTGCGTAGTTGCTGCTGAACACCTGCACGCCGTGCTTGCGCAGCACGTCTTTGATCTGGAAATACGGCGCGCCCATTTTCACGAATGGCTTGGCGTCGTAGCTGCGCGCGATGACGCAACCGTCGTTGTTGCTCAGGACGACGATCGGCGTCTTGGCCAGGTCCGGCCGGAACACGCGCTCGCAGCTGGCGTAGAAGCTGTTGCAGTCAATCAGGGCAAAGACTGGTTCACGACTTGGCATGATCGCGCACGCTGTATGTCACCACACCCCAGATCAGCAGCTCGTCACCCTCCATCACATAGCGCGGCGGGTACTTGGTATTCGCGGACATCAGAATGATGGTGTTATCGCGAATGTGCAGGCGCTTGCAAATCGGTTCGGCGTTGAGACCAGCGATGACGATATCGCCGTGCTCGGCGGTCAGGCTGCGATTGACCACCACCATGTCTCCGCAAAAGATGCCGGCACCTTCCATGCTGTCGCCCTCGATCTTTGCCAGGTAAACGTGCGGCGCGCGGATCTCGAACAGCTCGTCCAGGGAAATGTGCTTTTCGATGTGATCAGCCGCAGGCGACGGAAACCCGGCAGGAATTCGAAAGGAATAAAGCGGGAGCTTTGCGCCTCCCTCCGACAGCGGGCCAACGATAGTGACACTCATGATGCGAACCTGGTGAGAGATTGACTGTATACCCATACAGTAAACTCGGAGGTCCGCGCGTGGTCAATGCTGTATGTAGGACATTTCGACGGGTGACACCATGTGCGGACGTTATTCGATATACGAGTCGATGGATCACTATCTCAGAGAGCTGGCTCCCCAGCAGTTGGTTATCAACGGATACGACCTGTGGGCCATCAATCGCTACAACGTTGCGCCCTCCACGCGCGTGGAAATCATCCGGCCGGTTGATGGTGGCCTGAGCATCGACAAGGTGCGCTGGGGATGGTCGCCGTTCTGGGCGAAGGGCAAGCGGCCCGACCCGATCAACGCGCGGGTGGAAACGGTCACCACCGGGAAATTCTTCAAACAACTGTGGCCGAATGGTCGAGCGATTGCGCCGGCCAATGGCTGGTTTGAGTGGGTAAAGGATCCGGATGATCCGAAGAAAAAACAGCCGTACTTCATCCGCTTGAAAAGCCAGGCGCCTATGTTCTTCGGCACGCTCGCGCAGGTGACGCCTGGGCTTGAGCCGAACGATCAGGATGGGTATGTGATCATCACCGCAGCGAGCGATCAGGGAATGGTGGACATCCATGATCGCCGGCCATTGGTGTTGGATCCCTCGCTGGCCCGGGAATGGCTGGAGCCGGATCTGGATCCGCAGCGGGCTGAGGAAATCGCCAAGACCATGTGCCGGCCCACTGAGGACTTTGAATGGTTCAAGGTGGATCGGGCGGTAGGCAACGTACGCAATCAGGGGCCGCAGATGATCATCCCGCTTGACCAAGTGGAATAACGCGCAAGCCGAAGAAAGTTGGCGCTGCAATAAAAAAACGAAAGAAAAAGCACTTATCCCCCTCCCGCCGACGGGCTTTGCGTCCGTTTTTTGTGCAAATCCAGATGTAGTGCAAACGAACCTGTAGCCCAAGCGGGCCGTGGGGCTCTGCAGACGATTGGCTATTTCACAAAATGCAAAATTTTGCAGGGAAATGCAGTGCAGTTGCACAGCGACGCAAACGGCGCGCACGGAAGGAATAAAGTTGGGGTGCCCGGTTTCATTGGGCGAAAACTTTTAAAACGCGGGTTTTAGTGAGTTTTCGAATTTGTAACTGCTCGCTTCAATTACAGTATTGGACCCTGTATTAGGAGGCATTCAAACCGATGCACGCCATAGGAGCTGGGCCTTTCAAGCCATCCGCCTAATTGCACTACTTGTCCAAAAGACATTGCACACATCATTTTTGACTTATCGTAGTGCTCCCGCCAAGCAGAACGGCTGTTGCCCTATGGACAAGTTCGAGAAGCTCGCATCCAAACCGCACCTCAACGGCCCGGTACAGCAGCATTACGTCCCGAAATTTTATTTGAAGGGATTTACCTCAGATCAGGTGCTTTCCGTTTTCGATCGGGTCAAGGGAGAGATCAGGAACCGACAGTCCCCGAGCGCTATAGCCACTATCCGTCACCTCTATACCTTTGAGGACAACCAAGATCGCAAGCGGTTTGATCTGGAGGCGTTTTTCGGTCTCGTAGAAGATAGTGCTGCTCCAATCTTGATTTCTCTCGCGCAGGGAGCCCGCTTAAGTCGGAAAGATCGCGAGTCTTTTGCACTCTTTCTTGGTCTCGCCGCTGTTCGAACACCTGCTGCCATTGCAGATGCGAGAGCTTCATACGCTGGAATGGTAAAGGTGCAGACAGGGCATTTGTTCAGCGATGAAAAAAGGGTCTTAGAAATCCTCAAAAAAACGAATAGTTCTGCGGTTGATGAGACGTTACTGCGAGATCAAGCCCGGGAAGTCGCAGAGATGGTTCGAAGCGATTCGTATGACGTCGAAGTTGATCAGCAGTTTGCACTTCACCGTTCATTAGGCGTCTGGTATATCGTCGCTGAAGAGCTGTTCAAGCGAGACTGGAGAATCTTGCACGTCCCTGGCGATGAACACAGTTTCCTGACGTCAGACTCACCCATTGTGGTGCAGTCTATGTCCTCATCACTTCGACATGAGCCGATTGGTTACGGCTCGCCGCACGCACAGATTCTATTCCCCCTCACCTCGAAGTGCGCGCTTGTCGCAAGTGGGTCGTTGGGACGAACAGGCCGAAGCGTTATTACGGCTGAGGATTTGCATCGGTTCAATCTAACGATCGCCCAGGATTGTCATAGATACGTCATGGGCAGTGACGCGGATCTGGTGAATAGAATTACTACGGAATTAAACCTCGCCGAAACAAAGTGGGAGCCTAAATCGAGCGTCGAGATCGGGTATCTGATCGAGGCGGACGGCAAACGATCTGCTCGAGGCATTCTGAAGCGTAAGGGGTCTTGATTGGAATCCCGTCGCGCAAACGTCGAACAGGGCGGGAAAATGGCAGTGTTAAAAATGATGTTTCGGGTGGGGGGGAGGAGTTGAGGTCATCAACCTAGGGCCCGAGAACGCCAGACGGAATTTGTATATTTTGACCGTCATTAGGGCAACCCAGAGATACAAAGCCAACCTTTGGATTGGCCGGCGCAGGAGTGGTGGACATGTCTAACCTCGGTATTTTGTGACATCGCTTTCTTGGTGCGAAAGCCGACGGACGGGCGCTTAGGGCGCGCCTCTGATCAAAAAGTGCGCAATTCTAGCGGCGGGCAACGCACTTGACCAGCTTTATGCAGGGAAATACGACGAGTGCTGCGCTATGCTTCGCGCCGTTGAGCTTTACCAATTTTTTACAGTCAACAAAACGTCTGTAACAACAGGTAAAACAGCGCATGCTGCACCACA